TGTGAACCAGTATGGCGAGCTATAGCCTTTGAGCATGCCGGCGCACCAAAGGGAAAGCGTATTGATTCCCGTATATGCGGCGCCGTTCTCACGCAACGGCCGGCCAGCAAAGCCGGGCGTCACGGCGCCGGCAATGGGTGTCCAGGATTTGCGCCAAGGGGGCGTCCCCGCTTCGATCGCTGCTACAATGCGGTCAGTTACCATCTTGTAGGTGTCATTATTCACGGAATTTGCTCCACTAGCTATGCCGCGGAATGCGGAATAGACAAGCGGCACATACACCTAGAATGATAGTCCGCGGAATGCGGCTTATTGGAATCCCTGCCATGCAATTTGCACATAAGAAAAGCGGCGCCGTTTCGGGCGCCGCTTTGCCGGGGTTCGGCTTGTAGGGGTTCGTTAGCCGGCTTCCGGTTCGCCAAAAAGCCGCGTATAGGTGGCTTCATCGGCAAACTGTTCCGCTAATTCCCTCGCGTCCGTGGTCTCGATTGGCTTCAGTCCGCTTCCCCCTGACCAACTATTTTGCCCGGTTGACTGTGCCCAACGCGAGCGTGGTCCACCGTGTCCAGCAACAAAAAAGCGGCCGTTTGGCGTGCGATACAATCCCGTATCGTCAAAGCCGAAATTGCTGCGATCGCTGATATTCCCGCTGATATCGCAAATTAGTTCGGCTGTATCGGTATCGTAAACCTTGCCAGCGATTATCTTACGCATAGGTATTTCCTCCCTTACTGATTCCACATGGTTTCGTCAGCCGCTTCCGCTTCAAATTGACGCCAAGCGGCTTCCGCTTGTTCACCACTCAGAAACGTTTTGCTCAGCGGGTAATAAAGCGCGCGGGCAGGGTCGAATCTGAGTTCAGGCATGGTATCTTGCTCCATATAGCTAATCCGCGGAATGCGGCTTAGTGGCGCGGATATGAATCGAATGGCGCGGCTTGTCAATAGTCCGCGGATGACTGAATTACGAAAGCCGCGGCTGGCGCCGGCGGCTCGGGCGGCTTGACCGTGCGCGGCAATCGAGCGCAGGAATGCGGTTGACCGCGCGACTCGTGCGAGCTCGAGCTCATGACAGAGTCAGGCGTGAGTCAGGCCCGAGTCTGCGTGGCATGTCATGCGGATAAGCCGCTGACGAAACTCAATAAGACTAGGTGAAGAATGAACGCTAAGCCGCGCGCATGATTCACGCGCGCGCGTTCTATAGAGAATCTGACTTATAGTAAGCCTTTGACATTGCCTACGAATGATAGGGAAAGATCGGTGTTGAGGGTAGCTAAGTGATTGATCCTTGGGCTTCGGGCACGCCTTGAGAACAATGTGTATGTGAAAAAGTAACGGTTGATTAGGGGTTGCGGGGACAGGTGGGAGAGGCGGAAAGGAAAGGGATAAGGCTTCGCGCGCGCGGCCGTTGCGATCGCGATTTGACGCGGAATGTAGCTCGGCAGACTGGCGGAGTTGTGGGCCTATTTGTGGGCTGGCGATATCTGCTAACAAAAAGCGTGATGATATCAGTATGTTATGGTGAAAGATGGCGGATGATATATCCGCCGCGCGCTCGCGTTGTATGGACACGGCGCCGACGTTCTGGACAAGCTAAAACGGCCAGGAAATCGGCCCGAAATTTAGCCCCCCGCCGGCCGGCGAGGCTCAGGGGCCTCGGTCGCAAGCGCAGTGAATATCCGCTTTCGCGAAAAAATTTTTTCCGCAAATAAATCGGTAAAATTCCGTCAGCAAGACCAGTCATCGGAAAAAAGGGGTTGCGCAGTCGCAATATATGAAACTGACGCAAAGAAAAGGGGTTGCTAAATCGCGAATTGCGTAACCGACGCGAATGGCAAGGACTCAAAACTTCCGTCGCGGGATTGAATTCTGTGGATAAGTCAGTCTCGGCGACGTGACAGAGCAAAATCGGTTGCTTTAGCCTCGGCGGCTTGACGGGGAACGTGCCGCTGCGGGGACGTGACGCTCGTGTTTAAGCCCGGTCAATCCGGCAATCCTGGCGGACGCCCAAATTCAGCCCCCTTCCGCGCCCTTGCGCGCCGTTATCAGGCCGACGTTATCATTGGCCTGGTCGAAACTGCCCGCTTGCGCCAGCCCGCCTACGCGACCGCGCGTGTGGCGGCGCTTCGAGAGCTCCGCGCGATCATGTACGGCGATTTTGAGGACGACCAAGGCGCCGTCGCCGGCGACGCGCTGCATCTGCACTTGCTGGCGGTCAACGCCGCCAACGCACTTCCATCGCCGACGCCGGCGCCGGCGCCGGATGGCGTTGCCGAGGCCGCGGAGGATGCGGAGGATGCGGAGGTCGTCGTGATCGACATGGATTTGCTGCCCGATCCCGCCGAGGACGTGCCAGGTGCGGCCTTGCCGCTCTGGGAAGCCTATCGCGCGCGCAACAAAGCGGAAGCCGCGGCGAAAGACGCGCCGCAGGAGACAGTGGAGACGAAGCCGAGCGGAGCGGAGGAAGCACAGGATGACAATGCTTGATGCACTCGATGATGCGGAGCTCGGAAGTGTCATTAAGGGCCGCGCCGGCCCGGCCGCACGCCGGCAACTGGCGATCGTGCGTCGGCTCGCCTCGGGGACCGATGGTCACGGTGAAATCGGACCACCCTTTCTCGAGGAATTAGCGGCGGAATTTCAGGTCACTCGCCAAGCTATCAGCCGCTTGTTGACCAAGCTCAAGCGCAAGCATCTCATCGTCATCACGACGCTGCCGCCGGTGCCAAAGAGGCGCGTGGTGAAGTTTATCTACGAGCCGGAGCAGGCATCGTTGCCGTTCGGCCGGGAGGCTGTTGCTTCAAAATGAACCTGATCGGCGGCGGCGGCGAGCTTGCGCCGGTTTCGTCGGCCGATCTGGAGAGCATCGAAAATCCGTTTTCCTTCCTCGTCAGCCGCTATGCGCGCCGTCCTAGAGACTTTGTGCGCGAAGTTCTCAAAGCGATCCCGCACGAGTGGCAGGCGCAGGCGTTGGATGCGATCGCCAGCGGCCACCGTCGGGTCTCAATTCGTTCTGGGCACGGTGTCGGCAAGACCGCGTTCCTCTCGTGGATCATGCTGTGGCATTTGTTGACGCGGTTTCCGCAAAAATGCGTCTGTACGGCGCCGAGCGCGCCGCAGCTTTATGACGCTTTGTGGGCCGAATTGCGTACCTGGATCGCGAGGCTGCCGTTGGGGTGGCAACAATTGCTCGAGGCAACCTCGGATCGTGTCGAGCTCGTGATGGCGGCCGAACAGTCATTCATCTCCGCGCGCACGTCGCGCGCTGAGGCGCCGGAAGCGATGGCGGGGGTCCACTCTACCTGGGTGCTGCTGATCGTGGATGAAGCATCGGGCGTGCCCGAGGCGGTGTTCGAGAGTGCCACGGGCTCGATGAGCACGCCCGGCGCGATCACGATCCTCACCGGCAATCCGACCCGCTCGACGGGATTTTTTTATCGCACGCATTCGTTCGAGGCGGATCGCTGGTGGACGCTGCGCGTGGCGTCGGATGAGTGTGCGCATGTCGATCGGAAATTCATCGATGACGTGGCGGCGCGTTACGGCAAGTCCTCGAACGCCTGGCGTGTGCGGATTCTCGGCGAATTTCCGATCGCGGACAGCGACACGCTGATCGGGGCCGAGTTGGTCGAACAGGCGATGGATCGCATCGTGGCGCCGGATTTCAACGTGCCGGAGATTTGGGGCCTCGACGTGGCGCGGTTCGGAACCGATCTTTCGGTGCTCAGCAAGCGCCGTGGAAATCTAGTGGTAGATCGGCCGCGTTCCTGGGGCGGCCTCGACCTCATGGCGTTGTCCGGCCAGGTGGTCAACGAGTGGAACAAGACTGCGCCGGCGAGCCGTCCCGCCTGCATTGTGGTGGATGATATCGGCATGGGCGGCGGCGTCACGGACCGGCTGCGGGAAGTGCTGCCGGAATGCGCGATCGCGCCCATGAACGTCGGGGAGTCACCCTCCATCGAAGGACGGTTTCGGCGGATGCGTGACGAGCTTTGGGGCGCCGCGGCGGACTGGCTGGCGACGCGGCAAGTGTCGTTGCCGGCACACGAACGATTGCGCGACGATCTATGCGCGCCCAAATATAGATTCTTGTCGGACGGGAAATTAGTCGTAGAATCAAAGGCGGAAATGCGCCAACGGCGACTCCCGAGCCCCGATTTCGCCGACAGTCTTTGTTTAACATTCGCGCCGAAGGCAACGACGGCGCTGGCGGTCAAAGCGATGCGATGGGGGAGGCCGATCCGGCGCCGGATCAAAGGGCTGGTCTAATGGACGAAATTTTGCCGCTCGGATGGTACGTGGCGCAAACGCTCGAGAACCTGGCGATGCTGTATCGGCGCATTGCCGAGGATGACCGGCGTGCGATCAGCGGGAGCGACCGGGAGCGGATTGCTAATTTTGTCGGCGACCTCGGCGTGCGTGCGGATACAATGGACCTGGCGGCGCGGATCGCCGTTGACGCGGCCCAGAACGTGCGGCGCGATTTGTTCGCGTGCCGCGAGTTAAGGCTATTTTAACGGGGAGCGGAACATGAACGAGACGCTAACGGCAACGCCTCGGCTGTCCGACGCGCCTCCACAGATCGCGGCCCTGCCGCGCGACGCCGAGGGAAGGCCGGTGCCGTGGGGCATGAAGTGGGTGGGCGAGCCGGAAGCGCGCCGGCCGGACTGGACGCAAACGGATCCCGTCAGGCTCGCACGCGCGCTCGCCGGGCGGCGCTGCTGGACCTGCGGCGAGCGGCTGATGCTGCGCTCTTACAGCTTCGTGCTGACGATGCACGAGGCGCTGTTGCGTATGACCGGCGCGCCGCCGTCGCATGCAAGCTGCGCGTCTTATGTGGCGCGCCATTCCCTTGTGCCGGGCGCGTTTGCTATCCATGACCCCGATATCGTGCTGGCGGTCTGGCAATGCCGCGAATACCGCGCTCTGTCCAACCGCCACGAGAAAATTATGATGCTCGAGCCTGGCGCCGGGAATGATGTCTATTGGATTCAGGATGGCACGGCGGCAAGCCGCGCCGACGTGCTGGCGGCGTTCCACGCGGCTGATGCTGAGTGCTATCCCGAGGGTGGGTTGCTCGAACATAAGGCGGTCTATGAGGAACGCCGGCGGGTGTTGAAACGCTGGTTCCCGGAGTGAGGGAAGCGCGGCATGGTGCAATTCGTCCGAACGATCAGCGGTGTGTATATCAACGCGGCGACGATTGCGAAAAGACGCTCCTGCAAGGCTGGGACGGATGATCCTGGATTGCGCCGTATGAGGCCACCTATCGGGATATCGATGCTGCCTTAAGGCAGATATTGGACGAATACAAAAAAGATCGGGCTCGACCCGTTGCCACCACCGCAAAATAACTGGTTACATTTATCGCGAGTATGTAACCAGTTGACGGGCGATCCGCATCTGCATTTTTCTGGGTGAATGTCGGATGTCACCAACTATCCGCCGGACGATCCTTCCCTTCCGCTAGGTCAACGAATTACGCGCCCGCCGCGGGCGCGCGATTATACCGGGTCTATGCCCAACCCGGCGCTTTCGCTGCCGCTCGGGCCGGGACAACCGGCGCACCATGAGCAGGTGGTCATTGCGCAGGGACCGACGCTGAGCGAGGAAGAAATCGGTCGTATCTTGGCGATCAATTTCCGCGAGGCGCGCATCTACGACGACCGCTTGCAGATCGCACGCGCCGCATCGTTCAGACTCTACAACGGCGAACCGTTCGGCGACGAGGAAAGCGGCCGGTCTGAGCTCGTGCTCACGGAAGTCAAAGACTCCATCAACGCGGTCATGCCGACCGTTATGCGCGTATTCACCGGCGCGAATAAGCCGGTGGAATTTCTGCCGCACCGCGACGGCGACGAGGCGGAAGCGCAGCAGGCGCAGGATTATGTCGAGCATGTCGCCTTCACGGAGAATGACGGCTGGCGCTGCATCCATGATGCGGCGACCGATGCGTTCCAGTTAAAGGCGGGCTGGATACACTGGTTCTGGGATTACACGCAGGAGGTAAAAACCGAGCAGTATTTCTCGTTGCTCGAGCCGCAACTCTCCGCGCTGGTGAGCGAGCCGGGCGTTACCGCGCTCAAAGTCGTACGCCGCCAGGCGACCCCGCAGGAGCGATCGGGCATCCTCGCCAGCCCCGAGGCGAAAGTCTTGAATATCGATCCGAACGGTCCGGTGCTGGTGCACGACGCGCAGATCACGCGCAAATCGCCGCGCAACCGGCCGCGCATCGTCGCCGTGCCGAGCGAACAAATTCTGATCGACAGCGACGCTGGTGGGCCGAATGATCCCTGCCTGCGCTTCATCGGCCGATTTCGCGTCGTGCATGTGACCGATCTGGTCGCGCTCGGCTTTCCACGCGACCTCATCATGTCGCGTATTACGATGATGCAACAGCAGCTTAACAGGGTGACGCGGCGGCGGGACCGTCTCGCCGCGATCGTGCCCAAGCCGCAGCCGCCGGACGAATCGCTTTGGCGCGTGCGGTATCTCGAGTGCTGGATGCGTATGGACTACGACCAGGACGGTATCGCCGAGCTCCACCACCTGCACGCCATCGGCGATAATTCGTTCCTGCTCTTGGGACACGAGCCGGCCTCGCATGTGCCGCTCGCGCGCATCTGCCCGTTCCTGGTGCCGCACCGCGCGATCGGTGAGTCTTTCGCCGATCGGATCGGCGATTTACAACGCGCCTCGACGCGCGTTTTTCGCAATATCCTCGACAGCATGGCGGAATCGATTCATCCGCGCACTGTCATCCTCGAGAATCAGGTCAAAGTCGATGATGTTTTGAATACGGAGATGGGCGCGATTATCCGCGAAAGCGTGCCGAATGCCGTGCGCGAATTGACCAAGCCCTTCATCGGCCCGAACGCATTGCCGGTTTTAGAAACATTGCAAGTCATCAAAGAGTCCCGCACCGGGATAACGCGCGCCTCACAGGGGCTTACCGCCGACGTACTGCAATCGACGACGCCGATCGCGGTTTCAGCGCAACTTGCCGCCGCACAAGACCGCATGGAGCTCATTCTCCGCACGCTCGCCGAGGGCGTGCGCGATATGTACGAAGGGCTTTTGCGGCTGTTGTGCGAGCACCAGGACCGCCCGCGTGGCGTCTTGTTGCGCGGCGCCTGGGTGCCGGTCGATCCGCGTGCCTGGATCGCACGCTTTTCGGTGCGCGTGAAAGACGGCGCCGGGCACATGGCGATGACGCAGCGGATGCAAGTGCTCGGGGCGATCGCCGGCCAGCAAAAGGAAATCTTGCAGACGATGGGGCCGAACAACCCCCTTTGCACGCTCGGGCAGTTACGCAACACGCTCGCGGACATGGCCGAATGCGCAGGGATCAGCAACCCCGGCCGTTATTTCAACGCGCTGCCGGCGAATTTCCAAGTGCCGCCGCCGCCGCCGCCGCCGCCGACCCCGGAAGATATTCTCTCGCGGGCCGAGGCGCAAAAGGCGCTGACGGACGCGATGACCGCCCAGATGCGCGCGCAGACCGAACGCTATGAGGCGTTGCTCGAGGACGACCGCTTGCGCGACTCAGAAACCACGAAAGCGGTTCTTCAGGCGGCAGACCTGAACGGCAAGTATGGGATTACGCTCGATGTCGGTGCGCTCACGCGGCTGATGCAGCGCAATCCGACCGGGCCGGCGTCGATGATGCAAGCGCCGCCTTCTCCCGTGCCGCCGGCGGGAGCCGCCGGCGCACCGTCCGGCGTTCCTGGTGTCGTGGCCCGACCGCCGGGAATGCCGGGCGTCGGGCCGCCGGGCCTCGGCGCGACCGCGGTGCCGGGCCAGGCGCCGATGGGGCCGCCGGGACCGCCGCCACCACAACCGCTCGGCATGGCGCAGCGCATGTTCCTGCCGCCGCAACTCGTGGCCGCGCTCGCCGACGCCAATCGCGGGCCGATCGCGCCGCCGGGGCCGATGATGCCACCACCAATCGCAATGCCGCCGCGCATCCCCATGGCGCCGCGGCTGATGTGAGGACCAAATGCCCGAGCTTGATCCGATCCTGAACTATCTCGACCGCAGGGCGATGCCGGCGAGCGGGCTGTTAGCGCCGCAGCCGCAGCCAGTGGCGCCGCAGACGCCGCCGCCGGTCGCTCCGCTGCCGCAATACTCGGCGCCGCCGCAATATACGCCGCCGCCGGTGACGTTCACGCCGCCAATGCCACCGCCGCAATTCGGGCCGCCGGCGCGCATGGCGCCCGCACCGCCGCTTTCGCAGGCAGCGATGCAGTCAGCGATCGGGCACCTGGCGCACGAACGTGAGTTTACGCCGCCGACGACGCCGACGACGCCGCCGCGGCCGATGGAAGGCGTTCCCGAGCCGTTCCGCGGCCGGCAACGGAGCGCGGACGACGTTATCAATCTGCAAGACCCGCGCACGATCTTCGGGGCGGGGACGCCGGGCTGGATGGCATACGATCCGCGGCTTGCGACCGCGTATCCATACGCGGACGCCATGGACATCGGCGGCCCAAGGATGGCTGGGCCGGCGTCAGGCGCCGCTGCGCCGACGCCGGGCGGTCTGATGCCAAACCGTCAGGGATGGCTCGGAATGCCGTGGTTTCTGCCGCGATCCACGCTCGATCCGAGCCGTGGGCCGGCGCTTCCCGGCATGTTCGATCTCGGTGGCCCAAGCATGGGCGGCGCCCCTGCCGCCGGTCCGATCCCGCCCTTCTGGATGCAGTCGGCGTTGCCCGCTGGTTTGGGCGAGGCGGCGTCGCTCTTGCCGCGGGCGTTCCCGATCGTGCCGGTGCCATGAGCGGACACGATCCGCTCTATGGGCTCAGCGACGAAGCGGCAGACCGCCTTAACGCCGAGCTCGACGCCAATCCGTTGCTCGAGCGGTATTTCATCGAGCTCGATGAGGGGTGCGTCGAAACGTGGCGCCGCAGCAGCAACCCAGGCCAGCGGGAAGCGGCCCATTTCGAGATGGTGGCGATTCAAGCTCTCCGCCACAAGATCAAAGGCCGCATCGATGCCGTCAAGCTCGAGCTCGCCTCGCGACGGAAACGCAGCCTTGGCGGTTGACGCGCGCCCCCTCGCCGCGCCGATCGAGCGGGACGCCGCGGCCGACGACGCGGCGCTCGAGGCGTTGCGCAAGCAAGCGGCGGACGAGATAATGGCGGCCGCGGCGCGCGAGGAAGCGCAAGCGCAGGCCGCGAAAGCGGCTCTCGATACGCTGGCCGCAGAAACGGCGGAACTGCCGTTGCCCCCGGTGAACGTATTTATGCACGGCTATCGGCAGATCGATGAAGCCGAGGCCGCGCGCCTGCGCCGGTTGAAGGACCTGGCGCTCTTGCTGTGGACGGCGTTGCACGAGACTGACGGAACCTCGGCCGAACAGACCGAGTTCCGCACGCGCGAATTTGGCCTTGCGGCGCTGCGCCTCGAGGAAGCGATGCTCTGGATCGAGAAGGGCTTCAATGTCTGAAACGATGCCGCAACTGCCGGGGCCAGGCGCGCCGTCCCCAAGCGTGGCGACTCCCGGAAGCACGCGCGCGTTCGCACCAAAATTGCAGAGCTCCTACCGCAAGGATGGGCTCGATACGAACGCCGCGCTCGCGCGTCTGCGCGAACGCCGAGCCGCGGTGCAGATGGGGGCGCCCGCGCAACAGGGGCAAGCCTTCTATACGCCAGCGCCGGTACAAGCCTATGCGCAAGCATCCGGCTCGCCGCTAGCGGCGCTGGCCGCGCCGGCGCAAGTTGCGCTGCCGCAGCCGACGCCGCCGACCGCGCCGCAATTCCTCGGCGACGATGCGCCGGTCGATCTGAACATCGGCGGGGCGCCGACGCGAGTGGCGCTCGGGGAGTTAAAGCGCGGGTATCTGCGCAATGCCGACTACACACAAAGAATGCAGCAGCTTGCCGAGCAAGTACGGCAAGCGCAGCAAGCGCGCGCCGCGTTCGAGGCCGGCCGTGTGCAAATGGAAGCGCGCTTGCCGGCGCTCTTGGCGGCGGGCGCATCGCGATTCGAGAACGGCCCGATCGATTGGCAGAAGATCGCGCACGACGATCCGCTGGGCTACGCGAAGCTCGACGCGGAATTTAAGGAATACCAACGGCAAAAGGCCGATGCACAAGCCTTGATGGCGGTCAGGGCGAACGAGGCGCATCAGCAAAAACTCGCGGTGAAGCAATGGGCGGACGAGTGGCTGAACGGCCAGCTTCCGGGTTGGCGTGATCCCGGAACGCGCAACACGATTCAGCAACTATTGACAGCGCATCTCCTAGAGGTCGGCTACACCGCCGAGGAAATTCAGAATATGGAAATCCTCGATCCGCGCCAGTTGGTCGTTGCCGAGGAATCGCGGCAATTCCGCGCCATGGTACGCGCCGAGCCGAGTTTGCTGCGCAACCTGGGGGCACGGCCGGCGGCACCGGCGCTCGTGCATTCGATGCCGGGCAACGGGCTGTTGCAACGTGGTGGCGGGGCGACGAACGCCGCCACGGCCTATGAGCGGTTTTCGCAGCTACGCGATGATCCTCGCACCTCGGGGCGTGCGCGACAGGAGGCCGCGGTCGCGGTGATCGCGGCGCGTCGGCGTGGGGTGCCGGCGATGACGCCGCTGAGCCGCTGATGCGACGTGCGCAGGGTCTTGCTCGTCCTGATGCTCGGCCTATCAGGCTGCGATTTTGGACGGATGCCACCTTGCTCGGCCATTATCGTTATCGGAACCGTCACTTGGTATTGTCCGCACCCACTCGGTACATCGCGGGATGAGCCGTTACCATCACAACACTAAATAGGAGAATAAGCACATGGCAGCAGTATCCGGAACATTCGTCGGCATCCAGACCGACGACAGCGGCAACTCAACGAACGTCACCCAAGTCGGCATGTTTTCCTTGACCGGCCTTGGGGTAGGTGGGGGGCCGTTGCCGGGCGGTCCCCGGCCCGAGCATCCGATCGCACCTGGTGGTGGGCCGAGCCACCCTATTGCTCCGGGCGGCCAGCCGCCGACAATTTGGCCAAGCCCTGGGCGGCCGGAGCACCCCATCTACCTGCCGCCCGGAATCTGGCCGAACCCGCCCGAGGGGCAGGCGCCAATCCCTGAGCATCCGATAGTCATTCCACCCCCGGCAGGAGTTAGCGGACCCAATCTGGAGGTTAAGGTCCTATGGACGCCAATGAATGGCTGGCAGGTCGTGCTGGTGCCTACCGGACCGCACCCGACGCCATCGAGCTAGCCATGACGTTACATAGCTCGGCCTTTGAGTGCCTGAAACCGACCGACCTTCAGCTAAAAGCAATGGAAGCCCTGCGGGCGGCGGCGAAAGCCTATGCTGATGCGATCGAAAAATATGTGCATGACGGTCCCGACAAAACTTACATTTTACGTTCGCATCGGCAGACGGCCATGTGGGCGAACGTCAGCGTCACCCGCGATGCTGATGGAGCACCTCAGTAATGACGGTTACGGCCAGGATGCGCGCTGGCCGTAGGCGGAGCGCGGGCGTTGTGGGCTCCCGCCCCGGCGCCCGCGCCGAGCCCCGAACGAAAGAGCAGGAAAAATGAACCTGACAGCCAAGCCGTCGATCGTGGCGCGTGCGATCGCCTCCGGGTGGGAATGGCCGGATATGACCGAGGACGACGTGAACATTTTCCGCCTCGCCGTGGCGCAAGGTCTCGTCGGCACCGCGCAGCGCCGCGACGATGGCGGAGCATTCGTCCTGATCGCGTGGAGCATAGAGGCACAGAAAAATGCAGCGATGCTCGCCGCAGCCGAACGAAAAACCGTTGCCGCCGAGCGGGCGCGTCCAAAAGAGGACGGACCGACACCGCGGGTTTATCGAGCACCGGCGAAGCCCTCGGCAATGCCCACGCACGTTCCTTACGAACCCGCGCACTGGTGAAAACTGATTACGCAACTTCCCTAAATGTAACCAGTTGACGACCTACCGCACAGTTTGATTTGCTCGCGCGGTCGGCGGGCAAATTCGCGGTAATCGCGAGCACCTTGCGCCACCGATCATAGGCGATCCGCCGCCAGTCCCGTGCTGCGGCGCACACGCTTCGGACTGCCACAGGCAGCACCCCGAACGCGGCGCGCGTCTTAGGCCGCCGGCCAATCGCATTCCCCGCCGTCACCGCAATCGCGGCGCGCTAACCGCGCGCCCATCCAAAGGGAATGCAACATGGCCGTGCCCTCGATGGCAGCCCCCATCACCGGAACCGAGTACACGCCGGCAACCGGCGTCGCTAACGTCCGCGAAGATTTGGCGGATATCATCTACGAGATCGATCCGTGGGAAACGCCGTTCGTCGGCGCCGCCGGCAATAAAGAAGCCGAACAGCCGATGACGGAGTGGCTGGTGCAACCGCTCGCCGCCGCGGACGACAACGCGCAGGCCGAGGGCTTCCGTTACGCGGCGATGGCGATCACGGGGCTGAGCCGCCTTTCAAATATCTGTCAGATCATGGCGCGCAGTGTGACCGTGACGCATACGTTTCGTGTCTCTAATACCGTCGGTGGCGACGAGTTCGATCGGCAAACCCTGCTCAAAGGCAAAGAGCTTCGCCGCGATCTTGAGTACTGCGTTACCCGCGGCACGATCAAAGCGTCACCGGCGCCGCCGGCGGTGCGCCGCATGTCGGGCTTTCAAACCTGGATCAGCAACGGCAGCGTCGGCGCTACCGGCACGATGCCGGTCGGGGACGGTACGACCGCGCCGGCGGCTGGAACTGTGCGCAACCTTACGCTCGATCTGGTGAGCGATGCGTTGCAGCAGGCGTTCATCGACGGCGGACACCCGAACCTGGGGCTCATGTCGCCGCGCCTCAAGCGCGTGTTCTCGGGCCTGGCACAAGGCGGCACCGGCAACCCGATCGCCGCGGATAATATCGTCTATGCGACCACGCCCGCGCCGGTCACGATCGTCGGCGCCGTCGATGTCTATCTTTCGGACTTCGGAAGGATCGAGCTCGCGCCCGACATTTTCATGCCGGATGGCGTCTTGCTACTCGTGGATACCGATTATGTGGAAATCGCCCCATTGCCAGGGCGGGATATGGTGCTCGAGGAATACGCGCAGGTCGGCGACGCCACCGATGGAGCGATGGTGTTCGAGGGGACGTTGCGCGTGACTGCGCCAAAGGCGCACGCGGCAGTGTTTGGGTTAGACCCGGCACAAATCGTGTTTGGCCTACCCGCGGGCGCGTCCACACCCCCACCCGCGCCGCCGCCTCCCGCCGCACCGCTGGTGCCGCCGGGCACGCATAACGCCGGTCGGGCCACGCATCCGTAAAAATGACGCGCGTTCTCTACAGACAAACCTCGGGGCTCGGCGTTACGTCGAGCCTCGTGCAACTCGCCGGAGACGATCACTTAACCGTCGTCACCGAGCAAGACTGCAAGCCGCTGCTCGAGCAGAATAGGCGTGAGGCGAACGCCTACGATCCGGCGCTCGAGCGGCGGAGCGGCGGATATCGGAAGATCGCCTCGCTGCCGCCGCCGGTGCTGGCCCGGCTGCATGCGGTCGGGATCATGTATCGGAACCAAGTGCTCGATGAAAAAGCCTTCCGAGATTTTCTGAATGATCCCGACAACCGCGGTTTGCGCTGCGATAACGGGAGGCGAATCTGACGCGGGCCGAGCTCAAAACCGCGATCATGTCATGGCTGCATCGGGCCTCCCTGCGCACGCCGGTCGCCGACCCGTTCGATGCGGCCTCCGGTTTCATCGCGCTCGCCGAGCAACAGATCAATGAACGGCTGCGCGCAAGGTGCATGGTGGTCCGCGGTTCGCAGACGATCGACGGGCAATATACGACGCTGCCATGCGATTATCTCGAGGCAATCGATTGCAGGATGGCGAACGGCGGCCCGCCGGTGACTTACGAGAGTCGCTACCAGACGGCGGCGGCGTTTAACAACCACGTTATGAATACGCCGCCGGCGATGTCGCTCGCCGGGATGGGACCGGATTTCATCCCGGCGCTGCCGCCGCCAGGCTACGCCTGGGGCGATGGAACGCCGCAACGGTTTTCGGTTGTCGGCGCGGAGATTGAGTGGTCGCCGTTTCCGTTCGCGCCCGATCCACTGCCCGAGGATTTTGCGTGGCCGGTCGCCGAGCTCGCTTACTTTCAGCGCGTTATGCTCGGACCTGCCGATGCCGATACGAACCCGGTGCTCGCGACCTATCCAGCGATCTACCTCTATGGCGCGCTCATGCACGCCGCGCCCTTCGTGCGCGACGATGGGCGCGTGCAGTTGTGGGGCGGATTATTCAGCGATTTGGTTGAGGGCGCCAATCGCGAACACTCGCGCGCGCGACACGCGGGATCGCCGCTGCGCGCCACCTACCGGCGGCTCGCGTGAGCGGCAGCTTCACCGCCTGGCTGGAAACGCAATTGCTCGGGCAGGTGTTCGGCGGCTCGAGCTATACGCCCCCGGAAGCGATCTATGCGGCGCTGTTTACGGTCGCGCCGGCCTATAGCACCGGCGTTGGCACCGAGGTCGGCGCGCCTGAGTACATGCGCCTGGAAGCCACCTGGTCGAGTGTGACCGGCGTGCCGCCCTACAGCTTGAACAACAATCGAATGGAATGGCCGTGCGCCGTGGTGCCATGGGGCCTCGTGAGTTCGATCGTGCTGTTGGACGCGCCGATCAGCGGCAACATGCTGGCGGCGGCGAACCTCGTGAACCCGATCGATGGCGTCACGCCGGCGCCGAAGCCAATCGATCCCGGCACCATCTTCTTCATTGAAATCGGCGGCCTCATGGTCGCCTTCACGAACCCGACGCTCGGCGCCGCAACGGCCAGCCGCCGCGGGCGCATGACCGTGAAGCAAGCCGGTATCCGCAGGCGCGCGGCATGAGCGGCAGCAATCGATCTTACGGAAGCGCCGAATACAGCGGCGGCCCTTACCAGGGCTCCGTCTACCCAGACATGCGGCTGACCAATATCGGGGCCGAGCAATGGGCCTCGAGCGGTGCCGCTTCGGTGCAGCTTACGCAGGCGGGCGTTGAACACTGGGCGAGCGGCGCCGATCTGACGATGCAAGCGACGAGCGTTGCGCTCGAGCAGTGGGCGACGCCGGCGCCGGAAATCCAACTGACGAGCATCGGGCTCGAGCAATGGGTCGCGCCGCTGCCCGCGGTGCAGATGACGAGCATCGGGCTCGAGCAATGGGCCTCGCCGCTCGGTACGTTGGAATTGACGAGTATCGGCCTCGAGCAATGGGCGACGGTGCGCATCTACATCACTGTGGTGCCGCTGACGATCGCCGAGCCGACATTCATGTCGGCCGTCGGCGGCCCGCTCTGGCCGGTGATCGCGCCGGCGCCGTGCGAAGGACTGTGGGCGGCGATCCCCGTGGCGGCCTGCGATGGGCTGTGGCCGGCGATCGCCGTCGCGCCCTGCGCTGGCGCGTGGCCGCCGGTGCGCCAGTCGTGCGATTTTACCTGCGTGCCGAACCCGCTTGGCCGCATGTTCCCCGGTGGGGTGCGGACGCCATGAGCTCCACCACCACACCGCGGCTCGCGCTCATCAAGCCCACGGTCGGCGACGATAACGACCATTGGGGCATCGACCTCAATGCGAATTTCGATGTGCTCGATACCAAGGTCGCCACCGTCACAATTTCCCCGTCCGCGCCCGCATCGCCGACCGCCGGCGATTTCTGGTGGAACAGCAGCACGATCGGACTCTACCTCTATTATTCCTCGGCGTGGGTCTCGACGGCGCAGGGGACTGTCACCTCGATCGTCGCGGGCAGCGGATTAAACGGCGGGACGATCAGCACGAGCGGTACGCTCTCGCTGGCATCGAGCGGCGTTTCCGCGGGTGCCTACGGGGACGCCACGCACGTCCCGCGGATCACGCTCGACGCGTTCGGCCGCGTCACCGCCGCGAGCAGCGTCGCCATTACCTCGAGCGGGGTGCAGGCGATCACTGCCGGCAGCGGCATCACCGTCACCGGCAGTCTGGTCAACGAGACGATCACCAACGCCGGCGTCTTGCAGCTCGGCACCGCGACAGGAACCGTCGCGCTGAGCTCGAACCTCGCGGTCAGCGGCGGCACGCTCGCGCTCGCCGGCACGATCGCCTATGCGCTGTTGCCCGCGGAAGTGCAGCAAGTTCCGGTCAGTCTCGGCTTCTCCGGGAAGCCAGCGGCAGCGGCGGTCATCAACGTGCCGATGCCGTGGTCGATCGTCGTGCCGGCCTCGCTCGCGGGGACGGTCTGCTATGACAGCACGCAGGCGACCGCGAATACCGCTTTCGTCATCAACCGGATCAGCGGCGGCACGACGGTCGCGGCGATTGGCACCGTCACCGTAACCCCGACCTCGCACACCTCCTGCACATTGAGCGGCACCGGCGGCACGCTGAGCGCCGGCGACGTGCTGCAATGCGTGGCGCCGGGAATCGCGGATGCCACGCTTTCCGACATTGCTATCTCGGTGCTCTGTAATCGGGTATAAGAAAATGTTCTTCGGCGATAGTTTCGATCTGTACGCAACGCCGGCGGATGCTACCGCGCACTACTGGTCTGGTGGCGCCGCCGGAACCGACGGCGTGGTGGCCTTGGTCGATGGGCGCTTTCAGGCGAGCCAGGGCATATCGAACGTCGATCCGAACAGCGTCGCCCAGGTCTGGCTCTACAAGGACAGCGGCGCCAACGATGCCGTGCATCATCTGGTGTTCGCTTTTCAGCAAACGGTCGGGCTCGGGGGTGCGGCGTCGGGCGTCTACTTTCAACTGTGCGACGGCGCGACCGGACAGTGCTGCCTCGTGTTCCGCTCGGATGGAGCGATCTTTCTGAAATCGGGCACGCCGACCGGCGCCGTGCTGGCGACGTGGGCGACGGGCTTCAGCGCGAACGTGTGGACGCCCTATGAGGTGGAAATAAAAGTCCATGCGACGACGGGCTCGATTGCGATCCGCGCCAACGGCAACGGCAGCAACGATTTCAGCGCAACCGGATTGGCGACGGCCGGGGGCACCGCCAACAATTATGCGAACCGCCTGCAAGTCGGCGTGGTGGCGCTGAGCGCGCCGCTCAATGCGGCCGGCGTGCATCAACTCGATGATGTAATGTGGCGCAGCGATCCGACGACAGTGGCATGGATCGGCGATGTGCGCGCGTATCTGCGGATGCCGAACGCGGATACGGCGGTGAAGCAATTTACGCCCGCGGGACCGCAGGGGCACGTCGATCAGGGACCGCTGGCTGTGTCAGGGGCTACGGAGGCGATTACCAACCATCAGTCCAAATATGCGCCGATCACGGCGGGCTTCACCGGAGATGTAGATACGGTGAATGTCAACGTCGTGTGGCCGGGCGCCGGCACATCGCACCTTAAATGCGCGGTATTTGCTAATGCGATAGCGGTCAATCCAGCCGGACCTAGCGGCGCCACGATGGACGTGCCGGGCGCGGTGATCGCGACCTCGGCCGTGCAACTCATGGATCATGCGACGATGGCGTTCCCGATGAGCTTTCGCGTTATCAAGGGCGTGAAATACTGGATCGGTGCGGTGTCAGATAATATCTTTCTGCTATCGCCGCCGCCGGGCGGCAATGCTGCGTGGGCTGTGACGTTTGCGACGCC